AACCAACATTAATTTAAATGCTTTTAACTGCCTTGCACACCTGACATTCTGCTATGTTATTCCCTATCATCTTCATCTGGGCTGAATCACAATTACTACAAAATACCTTACTTACTCTATACTTCGGCATATATTTCACAATGATTAACAGTAGTCCCAGAACCACCTGTGGCTCTCATGTTGATTAAATCTCCTGGTTTTAACATAATATGAATTTCATCAGCTAAATCTAACTGATTACTTTTTGTAAAATCTACCCAATTACTGCCACCATCAAAGGTCATTTCTATTGATGAATTATTATTAATTGAAATATTAAAATGACAATGTTTAGGCTTTAGATACACTTGAAGGTCAGTTGTGAACCATTCTTCATTTTGTGCTTTTATACCAGATGATAAACCAACTAATTCATAATGGGTCATAGTAATTCCTTAATGATTTCAAATATTGTAAACCCTATTCCCATCATGGCAATTACATAGTAGAATTTCTTATCCTTTGCATTTTGTTTACTCTCTATCTCATTGAAATGATTATTAAGATTAACCTCTACCTTTGTCATTCTGTCACATAGGTCCGTAACTTTATCATTGATGTTGTCCAAGTTATCTAGGATTCGTTTGGTCAAATCATCAAAGTCTACTGGCATTGACAGCCACGCTTCGTACATAGTGAATGTTGTGATTCTTTACACATCTTGCATTTCCTTACTGTCTTGGCTTTAACGTTGGCAATTTCGTTCATGGTGTTGATGTGTTCTGTTTTGATGTCTTTTGCGTTTTTAGCTACAGTTGATTGCAAATCCTGGTTAGCTTGTATCTCATCATCATCTGGGAGTTCCATACCTGTGTTGGTTCTGAACCAATCTCTGCCTTCACTCTTTGTCATGAGTCCCGAATCTACCAAATCCTTAATCTGATTAACTTCTAACTCTACAACATTTTGTGTAGTGAATCCAATGAATAGGTCTACTTCATCTGGGTCAAATCCGTTCTGAATTAGTATAGTGTCAAATAGTTCGTTCTTTAATTTGTTAGCTAGATACCTTTGATAGCCTCTGACTCTTTTCATTACAATATTATCTGTTGTCTCTGATGAAGCTCTGCTGGTGAAATCACCTGTCATTATATCGTGTGGGAATTGAGTTCCTAACTCAAATGTTTTCTCTATGTGGGTGATGTAATCTGTGTACTTGCTATTCCCTGATGTCTCATGGAATTCAATCTCTGGTTTAATCTTCTGGACCCTCTTATCACCTGGCTTGTATCTCTGCCATCTTGTTGCTTCCTTCTCTAGATATGTATCACTTGCACCAG